TTTACCTAATGAATTTTCATTTTATAAAGGTAAATTATTTAATTTTATTAAAACAATTGATACCTCAAACCCAGTTATTTATGGTTTAAAACATGGTAAATATCCAAATGAGATATTACTTGATAAGCCAAAAGAAAAATTAGAAGTATATTTTGATCAAAAATTATCGGATCAACAAATTTCTGACGTATTATATAATGTTAAACATTTTAGAACACTATTATCATGATTACATTTAAATCATCAAAATTATATGATGGATTCTCTACTGTATTTAGACAATGGAGAGCAGAAGGAACCCACTGTAGGTTCTTACATGGATACGCAGTATCTTTTAGAGTTGATTTCGAAGGAGATCTAGACGAACGCAATTGGGTATGGGATTTCGGTGGTATGAAACGTGCCAATGGAAATATTGATGGAATGAACCCAAAACAATGGTTTGATTATCTATTAGACCATACTACAATTATTGCAGAAGATGATCCATATTTAGAACAATTTAAACAAATGGCTGAAGATGGAATTATTCAGTTACGTATTTTACCTTATACAGGTGCTGAACGCTTTGCTGAATATCTATTTAAGAAAATTAATGAATTTGTTGAAGAAGAAACACACTACAGAGTTAGAGTAGCTAAAGTAGAAGTATTCGAAAACGGACGTAATTCAGCTTCATATGAAGAAGAATATATGCCAATTTAATTTCTTAGTTATATTTAATAAAATCGGTTATCGGAACTAATCGATCAATAAATTAATACGTTCCAATCTTATATTTTATAATTTTATGTCTAGTACAAAAAAAGCAGTTTTATCATTATCCGGAGGAATGGATTCCTCAACATTACTACTTCACTTATTAGCTAATGGCTATGAAGTTACAGCATTAGGATTTGATTACGGACAAAAACACCGTGTTGAATTAGAACGTGCTGCTTCATTAGTTGATTATCTACAAAGTAAAGGACAACCAGTAACACATCAAATCATTAAATTAGATGGATTACAGAATTTACTTCATTCAGCATTAGTTACAGGTGGTAAAGAGTTACCTGAGGGACATTATGAACAATCTAATATGTCTTTATCAGTTGTTCCTAATCGAAATAAAATCTTCAGTTCAATTATCCAAGCGGCTGCATTATCAGTTGCTGAAAAGGAAAATACTGAAGTTAGTATTGCTATGGGAATCCATGCAGGTGATCACTTAATTTACAAAGATTGTAGACAAGAGTTTCGTGATGCCGATTATCAAGCATTTTTAGAAGGTAACGAAAATGGTCATTTAGTAACATATTATACTCCATATTTAGAAGTTATGAAGTATGACATTCTAAAAGATGGATTAGTATGTTGTGAAAAATTAGGTTTAGACTTTGATGAAGTATACAAAAGTACAAGCACATCCTATAAACCATACCCATCAGGTAATAGTGATTACAAATCAGCTTCATCGGTTGAACGCGTAGAAGCATTCATTAAATTAGAACGTCCTGATCCTGTTACTTATGAGGATGAAGATGGAATTGCATCTTGGGATAAAGTGGTAAGTCATGTAACTAAAGTGTTAGAAGACTTTAAACAATAAGTATATATTTTGTGGAGACAGGTCGATATTTTTTCCTGTCTCCATATTTATAATAAATATACTTTAATGAAAACACAAAAATGCTCCATTTGTAAAGAAGAATATCCCACTACTTTAGAATATTTTGGAAAACACGGAACTAGAGGATTAGACACTTATTGTTCTCCTTGCAGACATAAAAAGACAAGAGATTATTATCATTCCCATAAAGAAAAAATGAAATCTCAATCTACAGAATGGAAACGAGTACAAAGACAAAAAATAAATGAACTAAAAGATACATTACATTGTTTAAAATGTAATGAATCCAGAAACCATTTATTAGATTTTCATCATATAGATCCAACCCAAAAAGATTTTCAAATAAGTCAAGGAGAAGCATATGGATGGGAAAAAGTAAAACAAGAAATAGACAAATGTGTAGTATTATGCTCTAATTGTCATCGAGATTTTCATTATCAAGAAAAACAAAATAACATTACATTAGAAGAATACTTAAAATAAGTTATGGAAGAAATTAGACACATTATTAGTCATTTGTTAGGATCGTGCGGCGACGCACATCCTAACATTTTATCTGTACTCGCTGGTGATGTGCAGTTTCTTACTTACATTCAACAATTAATTAAATTAAAATTCAAAATATGAAGTGTATCAAAAAAGGAGATGAAATCCGTAGAGTATCAGATGTAGATGCTGATAACAAAGTAAAAGTACATGGATGGTCATTCGTTCCAAAATCAGAATGGAAAACTAAAGTACGTGATGCAAATAAGAAAACCGTTGAGGTAGATATTAATGCAGAAGTAGTTATAGATAAAAAATTAGCTAAACGTCAAAAATTAAAAGAAAAACAAAGTCGATAATAGGGGGGTGTACAAAAGAATGGTCTCCCATATATTTATAATAAATGAATATGATGGAAGATCAAAAACCTAAAGGAGGAACTCCTGAATACCGAGCCTGGTATTTTAAAAACAAATACCAAGCAAAAGGTAAAGCAAGTAAAAAAGAAAAAGAAACACGTAATAAAGAATTCATTACTAGAGTTCGTAAACGCTGTAAATGCATTAAATGTAAATTAGATAAATGGTATTTAATAGAATTCCACCATATGGATCCTAGTACTAAATACAAAGGAGTAACTAATCTACAATTTAATGCATACGGCATTAAACGAATAAAAGATGAAATACGAAAATGTGTTCCTATATGTAGAAACTGCCATATGGAGTTTCATTACTTAGAACGAAATAAAATTATTAATAACTTTCAAGAATACTTAAATAATGATAGACTATAACAAAATACAACCTATAATTGAAGTATATCGTTGTATTCAGACCGAAGGATCATTAGCCGGAAAACCGCATATTATCGTTCGTACTACTGGATGCACACATAGATGCTATTTTGGTGAGGGTGGATGGTGTGATTCATTCTACACTTCGATTACACCAGAAAAAGGTAAATTTACCTTACAAGACATCAAACAATTCTTTGCTGATAACTGGGATATCTCTCACTTGATGTTAACTGGTGGATCACCTACAATGCATCCCGAATTATGTAATGAAATTATCAACCTATTCAAAGCACTACATGCTAAGAAAGGCATCGTTACTATGGAAACAGAAGGATCACATCCATTGATTACAGACCATCGCATTGATGTAATTTCTCTATCACCGAAATTCTCTAACTCAGTTCCAGTATTAGGTACTAAAATATTAGATACTGATAAAATCGTTGATCAGAAATTTATTGACCAACATAATAAATTCAGAGGTAAATATGACGCAATCCGTCAATTATTAGCATACCATAAAAACTATCATTTCAAACCAGTAGTAAATCCAGTTGAACAGCCGGAAATATGGGCTGAAGTAGAATCATTCCGAAAACGCTTCAATATACCAAAACACAAAACATGGCTAATGCCTCCAGGAGATTCACGTGATGAATTAATTCGCACTTACCCTATGGTATTAGATTTCTGCACAGCAAATTCATTTAACTTCTCAGGTAGAGACCATATTATAGCTTACGCAGACCAAAGAGGTGTGTAATAATGAGAAAAAGGGATTTAGTATATTTATACTAAACCCTTAACTTGTTATAACATGGCAAAAGCTAAAGCAACGGAATCCCGTAAGATTGAAATTAAAAAGAAAACATTGTTTCGTCACTCAAAAACAAAACAATCATTTGCAAAACAGTCTAAAAATTACGTTAAAAGATATCGTGGACAAGGTAGAAGTTAAAAAAACCCTCTCGACTATTATGTTGGGAGGGTTTTAACTTTCGATATTTATTATCGACTAAAACAATAATATCGATGATAAATATTACATACATTTATCTTGTTGAAAACATCAACAACGACCCTACCCAAGTATATATCGGACAAACACGTCATCCTAAACAAAGGAATAAAGCCCATAAAAAAACATATGGAAATGATATAATATACACTATTATAGATCAGGTAAATTCTATTTCTAAGTTACATTGGGAGCCTATTGAATCGTATTGGATAGAACAATTCAAACATTGGGGATTTAATACTATAAATAAAAACAGTGGTGGAGGTGGACCTATATCTCATACAGATAAAATGAGAAAAAACCAAAGTGTATTATTAACAGGTAAAAACCGTACTGAAGAAGTAAAACAAAGAATAAGTAAGTCAATGATGGGTAAAAACACATGGAGTGTAGGTGCTTATACTTCAAAACCTATTGTACAATATACACTAGATGGAATTTATATCCAAGAATATAAATCAATATCTGAAGCAATACGACAAACAAAATTTCAGACTATAAATCAATGTCTACTAGGTAAAATAAAAAAGAGTGGAGGGTATAAATGGAAATATAAGATTTCCTGATTACATTTAAGTATAAAATAAAAGTTATGGCAACAGCAACACTAACATACGATTTAAACGATCCAGAAGATAAACAAGCACATTTAAGAGCTGTCATGTCATTGGATTTAGTATTGATGATGTGGAAATATGACCAGCATTTACGATCAGAATACAAACATGGTGGTAATGAAGGAGCATACGAATATAGAGAGAAATTCATTCAAATGATGAATGAATATAATATCGATTTAGATCAACTATTATCATAAGTTATGACAACAAAAGTAAAATGGATTATAGGAATTATACTATTAATCACTATCGGATTTATCTTATTTAAGAAATCGTTTCTAGATAGATTAAAATTCAAAATAAACATTGGAACATATCAGGAACAACCATTTAAACAGTTCGATATAGAAACCACTAATATGGTAGCGAATAGAACTGAAGATAATTACCTGGATTCAGTTGTTTATGTTGGATTAAACGAATTGGGTATGGATAGTTTAGCGATTACTATACGACCCATAACTGATGAAGTAAAACAACAGTTCGATTCTGAAGGTACTTTAAAAGCACATATACTTGGCAGAGGCAGACAATATATTATATTCTTAGATGATATGGGTAGAGATGAATCTATTAAGGTATTATCGCATGAATTAATACATCTACGACAGTATGTTACTCAAAAACTAATATTGCATAAAAATGAAGTTATTTGGGATGGTAAGGTTATTTCCGGGTATGAGGTGTCTGAATCAAAATATAATGATAGACCTTGGGAAATAGAAGCATTTGCTGAACAAAGACAATTAGAAAATAAAATACGAAATATATTATATTAAGTTATGTACCAAGTAGAACAACGCATAGTTACAGATTTAGGTGTTGGTAGTGTATTGCGTATAGAACACGAGAGATACTACGTTATAATCGATTTTCCTGTCGATAACACACACTCATATGAAACTTGGCTTACTGACAGTGATATCCGATATTCATTCGATACTAAAGAAGACTATAGGCGGGTGCCGCCTGAAGACGATAATAGAATAACCCGATCATTAAAACCACCTAGAGCAAAAAAACAAAAAACAGTATATAGACATGGCAGATACGCACAAGTTTGGAGGTAAATAAAAACAATTATGGATACGAACACAACATTAAAAATTACATTAGGTACAATACTAATAGTTGGAATTATAGCAATAACAATAGTATCAATAGGATTTAGTATGAATAATAAAGATAATGTAACACCAGAACCAATAACTACAGAATGTAAAGCTGATTCATTACAGTCAGTAATTGATTCATTAACTTCAGATTATGAAATACAACGTGAAGGATGGGAAAATAAAGAAAAACGATACGAAAATATCATATTTCATTATCAATATGGGTTAGGCTATATTAAGGATTACGATCCTGCTACATATAAAAAAATAATCAGAATAGCTATGCTAAGAGAAGATTTTAGCTATGATGTAGAAAAAGAGTTTAAAGAACAAGTAAATATAAATAAATTTTAATATGAATTTAAGAGAAGCAACAGCTG